CTTCCCGCAAGTCCGCGCGTAGCCGCTTTTTCGATTGCTTTTTTCGCCGCAAATCCGCCTATACCGCCAATGGCCGCGTTTTTAAGCCGTTCCTCTAGATCGTCGCCCTGCGTGAATCCGAGCGCTGTACCCGCGCCGCCCATTGCCAGCTTTTCCATCGTCGGCGATCCGAGATTAACACGAGCCGGGGTTATATCCTGTATAGCCGCCGATTCTGCAAGCGCCCGCATAGGTAGATAGTCTTTTTTGAGTTTGGCAAAGTCAACGTCAACGCCGCCCTTTTTTGCAAGCTCCATTACCATATCATCAACATTAGATCGCATTGCGTTTGCTATCTGCCGTTGCATCCTCTGTGTTGCCGCGTCTTTCGCGTTTTTTATAGTGCTCTGACTGTATGAATTATTTATCAGATCCCGGAGAAATCCGCGAGTATTTGCAAGACCCTGTCGGTCAACGCCCGCCTTTTTAACCTCGTCGATAAAAGCGTCAACGGTGTCCGCTCCAAACTCTTTGTGTAGTGCGTCAAGGTCTAGCTTATTTGCCGCCGCTTCGTAAAAGTCTGAAGCGCGCGCATTAGGCGCGAGCTTTTCAACTGCGTCGTCAATCTTGTCCCATGTTTTTGCGTGTTCTAGTATTGCATCGTCCATTTTGCCGGGGATATGCGCGCCAATCTCCTTGCCAACCCTGACAAGCTCTTTCCGTGCGTCGTCTGCCGCCTTGAACTTGCCGATTCCTTTAGCGCCGGGGCCTGATACATCTTTAAGATATGCAAGCGCCTGCCGACGTCCCATGTCAGTGGTACCCAGATAGGCTTTTTCGGCGTTTTTCGTCATTTCGCCCGCCATACGCGGGGAGTTCCTCGCAATCACGCCGCCAAGAGCACCGCCGCCTGCGCCAAACATCGCGCCCGTTGATATATCCTGCATAATCTGGCTAGGGTCTTTCTCGGACGTTATACCACGGATACCAGCCTCTGCGCCGCCCGCGATAGCGCCCTGAGCCGCAAGCCTGCCTAAGTTGATTTTTTGCGCAACGCGCCCGCCAGTCTCTGCCGCTTCCGCCGCGCCTCTTGCGGTTTTTAGCAATCCGCTGACATCTTTTGCGGTATCTGCCGCTCTGAGTACGTCGAGCGCTTTATCTGCGCCCCTTGCCGCTTTAATGCCCTTAGCCGCAAGCGTACCGGCCTTTACCATGCCAAGCCCGGGAACAGGGATAAACATAGATCCAACAGTGCCGATAGCGCCGCCAACCTGACGCGCTTTTTTGTACTTTTCGCGGTACTCGTCAACCGCTTCTTTATTGATCTTACGCGCGACAAACTCGGGAAGGCCAAATAGCAATTCGTTCGCCGCCGCCTCGCCACCGGCGAGAACGTCGTCCCATATTCCGTCATCATTCATAATCTGCCACCCCCTGCAAGCCCGGGCGCGAATCCGTCAACGGATAGCTTTTTTGCGTCAAGCCCCGCTCCGCCCTTGCTCGCTGACATAAGCCCCGCAAGCTGTAAGCGTAAATCGGCCTCTTTCTTGGCCTGCGCCTCGTCGTATGCGCGGTTTTCCTTCGCTTGCCGTTCCTGAAAAGCCTGATTTTGATTTATTACTGACTGTTCGTGAGCAAAGGCTTTTTGCTGCGCCTTTTTTTCTTCCTCTAATTCCTTGCGCCTAACTTCTTTTTGGACGTATAGCGGGACTTTTCCGTTCCATCCTGCCGCAAGCGCCTCCAACGCGTCAAAAAAGTTAGGGCCGCCTTTCTTTTCCTCGTCCGCGATCTTGTCCAAAACCTCGCCAACGCGCGATGGTGAAGCGTTCGCTATCTCTTTTGCCGCGTCCGCCGCGCTCTTGCCTGCGGGATCTTCACCCTGCGGAGCCTCAAATCCGTTTGGGTACGCGTTCGCCATGTAATTGGTCAAGCTCGTTCGATGGCTTTCGTCGGTATCCATTTTGCCGGTCGCCATGCTTGCCCGCCGCGTCCGCTCCATATCCTGTATATCGCTTACGGTTGTATCCGCCGCAAGAGTTGGCTTCCGGTCAAAGGTGTTTGTTTCGGGATTATACACGCCGGATGCTTCTACGTCCTTCGTAGATCCGGGAACCGTCGTGCTGCTTCCGTAGCGATCGGCGTTCGCTCTGACGGCATTAAGCGCGTTACCGGATCGCGCCTGCTCCATTGCTATTTGTTCTGGTGTCATTTTTTCGCCTCCGGTTTTTTTTCGTTGCGCATGGCCTCGATTATCGCTTCTATGTCTTTCATGCGCTTTTCATGGTCCGCAACTATAGCGGTATTCATCGTTGACAAGCGCCTTGTGTCGATCATTTTTCCCTCAGGTGTATCAATAACGGCTGGCGCAAGTTTTGTTTTCTCCAGATCCTGCGCCATGATCCCAACCTCTTTTTTTCCGCCAGAATACCCCGGGCCTTTTTTGTATTTATATGAATACCCTTTTAATGAATCTAGGCCTTTGGTAAGGCTTTCTCTTTTTATATATTCTTTCTTGTTTTTATCTGAAAAAAGACCCGCCATCGCCCCTATAGCCCCAAGACCTTTGCTAAAAAGGTCTATTTTTTGTTGATCACCGGTTATTTTTTTCTGCACGTCTGTCGAGTATTTTTGAGTAGCCGCATTTACGTCAGTGGCATATTGGCCCATTTGAGTACTATATGTGCTCTGCTGCGCACCAACATCTGTTCCGTATTTTGCTTGCTGTGCGCCGGTTTCGGTTTGGAACTTTTGCAGATTTTCATTTACCGCTGTCTGGTAACGTGTTTGCGCGTCGCTTGCCGTTTGCGCAAGACGGTTCGCCATGTTCTGACCCTGCGCCTGTGACAAGTTGGCAAGATTGAAATACTGCTGCTGTGCCGCCTGTTGCGCCTGCGCGTATGCGTTTGCCGCCTGCCCGGTAGCCACAAGCGCCGCCTGTCCACCCATAGCGCCGCTCGTTTTGGCCGCCTTTAATGCTTGCTGCACCGCCGCATCTGACTGGCTCTGTGCCGTCTGCGCTGCCGCCGCCTGTGCCTTTTGGAGCGCGTCCGCGCCGGATTCTCCCAAGATGCCCTGCGTGTACGCGTCAGATGCCGCCATTTGATTGGCTGCGCCTGCCGATATTGCTTGCGCCTCTGCCCCTGCCGCCACGCTTGGATTTACTGCGGTATAGGTTTTCTCTGTGTACGTCGGGGCCGCCGTGACGGGCGCAGTCGGGGCCATTGGAGCCGGGGCCGCTGCCTCATCTTTCTTCCCGTCGCCATTCGCCTGTTTAGTCGGTCTTATAACCTCGCCATTATAAATGGTTTGCGGTTCGCCTGTGGCGTTTGCACGCTTCTGCGCTTCCTTTCGTTCGTATGTTAGCCGTGGATCGTCCGCCATTTTTTACCCTCTGTTCTTGGCTATCGTTTCGCCCTGCGTTGAAACCGTGGCGAAAAGGTCAACTAATACAATTTTATCCGGTATCGTGATTTTTATAGATCCGGCAATCGCGTTTTTGGCTTCCGGTATGTACTCAATAAACGCGTACCCGTTAGAATCGTAAGGACTTGTCAAGGGATCGCCGACCGGCAATATGACGGTTTCCGTGTGCGTCCCGTCATCGAAGTAACACGCATATTCTATTGTTACCGTGGTTTGCTTTGCATCTTGTTTATATACCCGGAGCGTGTATCTGTCAATATTTTGTTTTAGTTTCTCCGAATACCCCAAGTATTGCGACTGCCAAATAAGCGGTTCCACAACGCCGGGAGCATCGCCGCCAGCGCCCCATGATGCACCATCTATGGTATCCGTGTAACTGGTACCCCACACACCGCCATCGTAAGTATCAGGATATGCGGTTCCCCATGTTCCGCCGTCAAGGTCAAGCGCGATAATAACAACGGTTCCGCCCGAGCCTGCCGAGACTGCGCCATAAAGGTACTTTATCGCAAAGCTGTTTTGCGTCAACCAAATACCATCTGCCGTGCTTTGTACGTCATAGGGCCAGACAATCGGCAAGAAACTTTCCGTCAAAACCCCGTCACGATTCCATATAACCGAATCATCGAGAAAGATGCCAAGCGTGTTTTCATAGGAATTGAAAACCGCCTTTCGGATTGCGCCCTTCTGTGAAAAACGTACTTGCTTGTTTACGGATTGGCCGCCGTCAAACGTATAGAGCGAGTTATCAAAGCCGCTGTAAAAGTATGCCGTTGTCGGGGATTCCGTGAGGAATTGAAGCCCAAGCGCATTCGCAGTTTTGTTTTTTGCCGTGAGCACGTTACCGGATAGTGTAGTCGTGTAAAGCCATTCGCCATCGAATAGATACAACTGGCCAAACAATGTAAAGCTGTCATAGCTCCCCTGTATCTCATTTAAGATCTGGTATCCGTCGTAATCCTGTTCCCTAATAGCCGTTGTACCTATTAGCTTTATGGTACGGTTGAAATATTCAACGCCAACCGGAGGCGGTACGATAGTATCATCTATATAAATAGTGCCGTTTAACGATCCTTTTATTGACTGCGCAATGCCGTCACGGATTGACCGATAATACGCAAGAGACGAAGGCGGAGGGCCGATATATACGTCTATCGTTTCATTATTCGGCGAATATGATACGCTTTCCGGTATTGCTATCAGGTTCGGCGCGCCAACTGTTACCGCTCCCGTGCTCTTATAGTTTGTGTCTACCGATCCGCCGTAATCTCCCCGGTAGCGCGCTATAAACGCGCTTTGCGCGAGCGTTCCCGCTGTACTAAACCCGACAATTACAAACCCATTAAATGCGTTCCCGCTGTATTCAAGATCATTCTTTAATGAGTCCACAACGCACAGGGCCGACGTTGTATTGATCTTGACGACTCCCGGAGCAATCTCTTGCATCCGGTCAAAGTCGAGCGCCTTTGACATACTGACAACGCAGTAAGACCCGTTCCCGCGCCGGTAAATTATATTGTAGCAACCATCGGAGCATTTCAGGATTTGCGGATAGTAAAAAGCGTTTAGCTCGCCAATTTCCGTAATCGGTACGCCGATACCATCAACGTTAAACGATGCCGATATATACGACGCATCGCCCAAAATGGTATGCACCTTGAAAACAACATCGGAGCCGCCGTCAAGATTTCCGTATATCTCGGAGCAAGTCGCGTGGTTTATAAGCCAGTTACGATCTGCGCCCGCGTTATTGTTGTAGTACGCCGCCTGACCCGTCGCGTTGTAAATAATCTCCTGCCCGCCGAATGTGAAAGCGACGCTTTGCGGGGCCGTCTGCCCGTTTGTTTTGTCCGCAACCGTCCAAACTCCGCCGAGCGTTGCCGGAGGCGTAAAGGTTTTCCCATACGTTCCGACGTTTGTGCCGAGCGCCTTCACATCGCGATACCCCATAAAAGTAACGGTATCTGCAATGTTGTTATAGTTAGCAACTAAGAGCGTAGCCTCGGTATATGTTCCTTGCTGCGTGCCGCTCGAATTGAAAAGGAACGTGCGCCCGTCTGTCTTATCGTTTGCGCATACAATCCAGCCATTTTCGTAGTACGCAAATACCTGACCCGAGTTGACGAAACCCGCTTGCCCAGTCGGGGTATAGACAACTGAGCCGTCCGTGATAATTGCGTGGTTTAATTTCGTTCCGCTTGCGTACACGCCGACAATACTTGTCACATTTGCATACGTCGGGGCCTTATTCCTTACGAGAAAACCATCGGAGATAGTGGATGGAATACCAAAGGATCGCGCCTGCAAGATATTGTTTTCGCTATCTACTTCCTCGATTGTTGCAAGCGCCGACGATATGCGCAATATGAGGAACGTACCGGAAACCGTTACCAAAACGTCATTAGCATCTATGGTAATTACGCTACGCGACTTCACGCCCCAAAGCGGACACCGGCCAACCTCTAGCGCGTTGGAATAAATGCGAAAAGTATTATTGACCGAATCTTTTTTGAGTCGGACGCGCGTCCCTTTCTTTGTGTAGTACGTCTGGTCATAGAGTGTATTAGATTCTACTTGCGTATAAAGGTTAGTTACACCGCCGTCCCGCTCGATGCCAGTATTTTTCATACACTGGATTTGCGCATCCCACGGCATTAAATCCGCGCGCGTGGTATCGGTATTTATGGGAAGTTTAAGGTTTAGCGCTTTTATCTCTTGTGCCATTGTCTACCAACCGGGCCGCGTGGAGCGGTACACGTTCGCCACTCGCGGGTACTTGAAGTTGTCCCGCCGCTGCGTTGCGTGGTCAAAGCGGTTCCAAAGCGCTAGGAACTCCTCGCTATATTTTGACGGATCTCCATTCTGCGCCTTCGCTATGTCGATTGCCATGCGGTATGCCAAAATAAGCGGCTCTAGCTGCGGAGGGTATACGATGTCTTCCGTTAGTGCCGTGTACTCTGTCGGGATCGGGTAATATTCCAAGCGAAAACTCTGGTAATTATCGCGGAAATAAAGCCGCATCTTGTTGCCGAAATATCGATAACCCTCGTTCCTGAAAACATCGGAGGGGTCAATGCGTTCTAGTATGCGTTCGCCTGTCGGTACAACCGCCGTTATTTTTCGAAGCCGGTACCAATCGGGCGGAAGGTCGTAATCATATATATAATCGCGTACCGGCGTTAAAGTACTCGCCAATATTGTTGTCTCGGTTATGAAATATTCGTCATTTGAGTCTAGGATTTTTTCGTATACATCTCGATATGCGCGGTTAATAGATCGGAGCGCGTCAACATCGCTAAACCATGCGGAGCCGGTTATCTGCGTATACTGTTTTGCCGCTGTGATTATGTCGGATACAAGCATTTTTCCCCTCAACAGGAACAGGAAGGATTAAGAAAGGCGAGGGCCACTGAAGGCCCTCGCCAATTTTTTAGGCCGCGAGGGTTACGTCAAGTTTGACGACTGCGCAATGGGCCGGATTGCGCACGAAGAAAGCACCGAAGAACTGCGTAGTAATACGCGCGCCCTGTCCATCGGTCGTATCGGACGGAGCAGAGGCGAGCAAGTCGTCAATGTTCCACTGATACTGCATGGGCGGTGTATCGGTTTCCGAGATCTTGGGCGCACCGCCTTCGTTATTCGTCGGCATAGCGCTACCCGCGTCAATGGGCTTCTTGTTGGAAAGCATCGCCATCGCAACAGAGTCAGTTTCCAGAACATACGCCATACCAACCGGGCAATAGGGGTCATCATAGACGTACTGTACCCATGTGTTACTAAAGGCAAACATGAGCGAGGAAATCCCCTGCGTCGCTTTAAGCTGGCCAGCCGCGTTCGGGCCGTTGATAGCCTGCCACTGTGTCTGGGCCGCATTGATTTCCTGAATGACGGTACCAAAGTCCACGTCGTTCAGGACAATCAAATCAGGCACACCGCCACCGCGACGGGCCGCGCGAACACCGCGAATAATCGCCGCGCTATACTTTTCCGCCGCGCCATTATTGCGAAGGATGAAGTTTCCCGCAAGGCGCGCGGGATAGGCCGAGCGATCGACACCGAAGAACGAAGTACCAATATAGGTATTCCATCCCGCGCCGGTACGATTGCCGATAGTCGGAAGCCAACCGCGAAGGCCGACGAAAAGAAGGGGGTTTCCCGATCCGTCGCGCGAACCGTAAAGCTCCACCCAGTCGCCAACCGCAACGGTAGCAGAATAGGCGGAAGCGAAAGTTACGTTACTGGTATCGTCGCCGTTGTCCACGATCTTGGAAACTACGGAAGCGGTAGCCGAGCGGAGCGCGCCATCAGGCGTCGGGCCGGTAGCAAATACCACGTTACTACCAACATCAAGGCCAATAGCGCCCGAGTTGGAAATAGTGATATAAAGCTGACTGGTTCCGTCAACCGCCTTGACCGGAGCGAACTCGCCGTAACCCATACCGAAGATCGCGGAGCCGATGGTTTTGCGCAGGGCTTCGGTCGAGGCGAAGTAGTACTCGCGGATCAGCTGGACGAACGCGCCCGGGTCGGAGTCCGACGCAAGGTGTTCTTTCGGGCTGATGGTGAATCCGCTGAACAGCTGGCCGAAGGTTACCTGCATAGCCTTGTTCTGCGCGGTCGTCGAGGCGAGCGCCGTCATCTTGGTAAAGTCGCACGCAACGGCACCGCCGCGCGAGTACATCATCGGGACAACGTAGTACTTTCCGTAACCGGGAACCTTATTGATTTTCGCGAGCGTCGGACTATTCCGCTCGATAAGGTTCTGGACGTCCTTCTCCGCGTAGCTCTCTTTGAGCACCGCGAGAGCATTTGCCGAGCTGAAACCCGGCGTAGTAGCTGCCATTTTCTATCTACTCCTTTATTTCGCCCGGGCTTCTTTGAACCGTCGAGCGGCTGACACTATATCGGGGTTAGGCTTTTCGCCCGCCTCGATCTCTATAGCGATTCCGCCTTCCGGCTTCTCGCCCTCATTCTCTGCCTTTTCATCGGCAGGGGTTTCCGTCGCTTCGTGTGCATTAAGGGTATTCAACGCGTTTTTTACCGCGTCAAACTTGCCCGAAAGCTCGTCGAGCATCGCCACGATAGCCTTCTCGCGATCTTCGTCGCCAAGCCCATACGTGTTACTGGCTGCCGTATCGTATACGTCAATGCCAAGCGATTTCCCGAAGTCCTCAAACTTGCTGAACTCCGGGTGCTCCCCGCGAAACTTCTCCCCGTATTCACGCCGTCGCCGACCGTCAAGAATGTCGTTCATGCCGCCAATGAAGGAACCGAACTCGCTTTCCAGCCCGTCCAGCCGTCCATAGACTTTATCCGACAAAATACGGTCAACCTCGTCATCAATCGCGGAAACTTTCGCGCAGATTTCCTGCACAACGCCGACGACCTCGCCGATTGCATCTTCCATGCGTTTAATCCGGCCCTCAAGGTCGTAATCCAATTTATCAACCTCCTATCGCCGGATTACCGGCATTAATATTTTGAACGGGAGGAACCGTAGCGCCGCCCGCCGCCATATCGGGAACAGAAACAGGGTTTTGCAAGTCCGCCTGTTCCTTTTGACAACGCCCCAAAAGCGCGTTTAGATTTACTATGTATTTTTTGTTTGCCTCGTCTGCCGAAAGACGGAGCATCCAGCGAACGGTTTCCGTAAAAAGCATTTCAAGATTGACGATAGGCAGATAATCAGTATTCCCGGTTTCTGCCGCACGCTGTATAACCGTCTGGACGTAATCATAACTGGCCGTGGTTGCGCTGTACGCGGTTTCAAGATCCGGGATTTCCAAAAGCTGCGGTAGGATCGGCTGAAGATTTATTCCAAGTTGCTGTAGCTGCTGTATTTGTTGGATCTTCGTTGCGGGGTCTTTAGAAAGCGCGGAGCCTGCCGAGAACTGGACGCGAAAAAGATCTTTCTGCGCCTTAATGTCGCCCCATTTGACGCGCGCGCCTTCCATCGTTACCGGCAAAACGTCCGCATCTTTCGGGAACACCTCCACGCAAAGCTCCGCCAACTCTACGAACTGGTGTATATAATCCTGTACGATTACCTCAAACCGTTCAGACTCGACGTTTTCCAGTGTGTCGAGCGCAACGCCAGATACTACGCCGCCCGGTTTTTTTGACTGCGCCGAAAGCTGCGATATGCCTGCAAGCTCATACGCTTTTGCGATATACCCGTCGAGTAGTTGCCGGTACATATCAGAGATCGGGGCCGGGGTTGCCACAACCGGGGTTCCGCCGCCAGACTCATTATATGTGACAATCTGCGCCGCCTCGTTTGACAACATCGTCGCTTTCACATCGGAGCCGACCGGGACAAATACCGTATTAAACGGGCTCTGCTTTATGGCCTGATCCATGCGCTGCTGAATGTCGTCAATCGTAACCTGAATGGTATAAAGATCATCGGCAAGGCATGTGGTAGACCAACCCAAGACCGGCTTGCTCCACCATACGCACGTTACCGGCAGTCGCTTATAGTCAATGGCTTTGCAAAAGATAATGTCTTTATTGCAAACGTACCATTTTTTCCCTTCCGCGAGGTCATAGTATATGATGAACTCTCCGACCGCATCGCGCGCAAGGCTCTTGTACTGGCCGAGCTTTTTGACCTCTGGAAATTGCATCATAACAGCCGAAAGCGGGTAATTAACCCGCCGTATCATGCCGCAAGTAACATTGCGAAACCCGACCGCGTTGACTTCATAAGGATTGACGTATAACTCCCAATGCGCAAGCGGCTGCACGGTCTTGTTTTCCTCGTCGATCCAAAAATGGCCGCCGTCAAACAACATGGAACTGCGGGCGGTTTCCGGCGCGCGTTCGTAGATTTTCTGGCTGTCGAAAAACTGGTCAAAAAATATCTGTGCAGCACGGGCCGCTTTAATGGTCTGGTAATCGCCTTTTACCGCGTCAAAAAAGGGGCGCACACGCGCCTGCGCGAGCTTTGAAGCGACGGTATCGACTGCAGACTTTATAACATTAAGTCTAGTTTGTACGGAAGAATCATCATAAAAAAGATTATTATAGCCCGCCGACTGATAGCCGGGGTTCCATATCGTCGCCGACGCGCCGCCATCGTTTCGGCCTGAATTATAGTAGCGGTTCAGGTTGCGGTTAAACTTCGTTTCGCGCTGCCCGTTGTACGCATAAAGCCGCCCGATAATACCGGTTACGGCTTTCTCCTCGTCGTCTGTCCATTTCAGTGACGCGCCCTCGATTGGCTTTACCATTTCGGGCCTCTTGCTATTGTCTGTTCATTGGATGATATAATCGCGCGGGAACCGTCCGCGAAGTAAAGCGTGACGACTTTGTCTTTATCGGTCGCATCAATTAGTTTGGCATAGGCGCTTTCGGTCAATCCTTGTGCGCTCATTACGCGGGCCGCAACCGTCGTTATTTTGTCATCGGGTAATCTGGAAAGATAGTTTTCCACCTCGCGGGCAATAACTTTTCGTATCCATTTGTATACCATACATTCCGTAATAGTATACTTTTTTATACCTGTCAAGTATAAATTATCATACAGTTATTGATTTATTGTATTATGTTATCAAATAGTCGGTATAAATGAAAAAACCCGGTGCAATCCGGGTTTTTCTCTGTTTCAAAGTATTATTTAATACCTGAAAGCGATTGCACCCATACCGCGCGCATGGCGTAGAGTATCGCGTCCATTAAGTCGGGGTGGAACTGCCGGTCATCTATCTCGCGGACTATTTCGCCCGTTTCGGGGTCTTTAGTCCAAACGATAGCCTGCGCCTCCTGACAGAAAGCGCCATCGGCGGGAACCATAAAACGCCCCTCGCGCACGTCGTCCTGTAAAAGCTCTATAGCCGCTTTCTTGTCCCGCTTATATGCCGCGACGACGGGCAACTTGTGAACCGTTCGCAAGTCATAAACCATCTTTGCGCCGCCGCCGCCCGTATCGCTGTAAATCAGGATATTAGACGACGAGAGCGAAAGCTCTTGCGCCCGCTTTTCCGCCCATACTAGGCCCGCCTGTACCGCCTTCGCTAGATCGGTGAGTCCGCTCCGCCGCGCTTTGTATTCATAAACAAGCCAGCGTTTTGCCACCGCGTTGGCGTCAACCTCCGGGGCCGCCTGCCGTCCCATGCGCGCCGCTTCCATCGCGTCGCGCGGATTTGCTGCTGTGCTATTCACGCGCGGTACATACGCGATTATGGCGAATCCGTCCGCGTCCTCGAAACCCAAGTCAAGGCCAGCCGCAAAGCGCACGTTACACGGGCCGACTTCCCGCACCCATTCGTCAAACTGCTTCCCCGCGAAGTAACTCGAAACCGGGAACGGGAACACAAGTAGACTATCGTCACACGCATACTCGCCTTCAAAAAATCGGCGACGCATAGACTCCGGGGCCGTCTGCAATGATCGTATATACTCAGCGTCAAGATTTTCTACGTTCCCTTCCGGGTTCAACTGATACCACCCATAGCTGTCTGGATCTTCTACGGGTTTCATGTCGCCCGGTTTCGCGTGTACCGGGTCTATTTTTTGTACGAACTCTTTATACGTCCAATGCGCCCTTGTCGTCGGGTTCAAATCTACAAACTCGCGGACGGTACAACCTTCTACCTTCTGTGCAAGTCGAGTACGTACCTTCCACATGGTCAAGTATGGTATCTGGCTTGCCTCGTTTGCATACACTGTCACGTATTCCTTGCCAAGTACGCTATCCTCGCTCCGCGCGTCATCGACTCCCGCAACCCATATTTCCGAGCCGTTAGGAAACTCCATAACGTGCCGGGTTTCGTTCGCGCTGACGTACCGCGAAAGGCCAATAAAACAGGATAAAACTTTTGGAAGGGTTTCCAGCCATATTGATTGGATTGCGTCCTTTAACCGTAGGCGATATATAAGATGCCGCGACCCGGGATATATAAGCGCCCGGAGGACTATACAAAGGACTATAAGAAAGGTTTTGCCGCTCCGCGAACCGCCATATAAAAGCGTATGGCGCTTGCCCTCGCGGATAAGCGCCATTGCGTTTTCTTGGGCGTCTGTTAATTTTATTGTGCTATTAACGGTCATTCGTTCGGCGGATTTGGACCTCCGGCAAGCTGCCATGAGCGCGCCGCTTCCTCCGGGGAGAGCCATACCATACTATCCCAAAAGCCACATTTCGGGTGCGAACAGTTGCACCGATAAAGTCCGTGCTTGTCCTTATATGGCCCGGTCGCGTCGTCGCCGCATTTCGGGCAGCGCTTTAAGTGTTTAAGGTCTACGGGCGGGGTATCTTCCATCTTGATTACATCGGCAGGCTGCGCGCCCGCTTCCGTGGTTTCCTGCGCTACTTCCTGCCCATCTTCCTGCGCTCCGGTCGCCGCCTGTTCCTTTTTCGGTCGTCCCATGTTTTCACACTCCTTTTCGTCTCGGTTTTTCCTGCGATCCCGCGATTACCGCTATACGCTGTACCATCGGGTGTGCCGGATTATAGTATCCCTTTACAACGCCGCCAAGCGCCCATAGCGCCGCGTTTATGTATTCAAGGCCGTCGATCTCAAAATCAACGCGCCCCGCGCCTTCCTCTGTCGCCTGTGTCCATTCATAGCGCCATGTTTTTGCGTTGAACGTCTGGAAATAAGGCCACGTTTTCCGGTTATACCGGTTATTCATAGCGCGCCCGATTTCATCCGGCATGGCCCCGCCAAGAAAAAGCGCTTGCACGTATTCGGCTTGCTCTTTTGTCAACGTGAGCTTGCGCGGGTGCAAGAGATACGCAATACCTGAGAACGCTACACGCGGGATAGCGGAAAGGAAGATTAAACCCGGGTTGGGCTTTCTCGGCTTTAGATCGGTTTTTTCGGGCTTCTGGCTAAAGGCCTCTGCCGGTTCAGCTTCGATTACGTCACTCATTTACAACCTCTTTAGCAAGTTTGGTCATAGCCTTTTTCGCGTTGAATCGTTTGACCCGCTCTGCCGCGTTGTGTTCGCGCCGCGCAATTTCCATGCACTCGGTAAACTGAAGCATATCGCCAGATCCGGGGTTTAAATCCATTTCGTAATCGGCGATCTTCCGGCGTACTCCATTAGGCATAGTGTAATAGGTTTTCCCGCCCTGAATGAACAGGACGCCGCCTGCATGACATTGAAGCCCGTCCGCCTTCGCGCGCTTGTCCTGCTTGCTTTTCAGCGTCGCAAAATAAGTAAACGAGATACCCTGCCAGATAATAAACGCCGCGACGAGTACCACAAAAATCGTGATTAACTCTTTAATAATTACCGATACCATTTAACGCCCCTTATTGTTTTATATGCCTTTCGGGTTAAAGTTAATATTAATATCTATCGGCCCAGTCTGTTCCACCTTGTCGGTAAACAGGGCTTCCGTCTTGCCAAGAAGCTCCAATCCACGCAGCCGTGCCATCTCGTCCAGCTCGTGATTATAGGCGATAACCTCCAGCTCTTTTAATACTCTAGCCTTGCGTTCGTTGCGCCTATTCTTAACATCGGCTAAAAGTCTTTCAGTCTCATTGCAGACCTTTTCGTTTCTCAACAAGCGCCAAGCAGAGGACGCCGCGACTGCATCGCTCATTGTTTCGCCATATACAGCCTTGTAAGCGCGCGTGCCGTTAAAATCTATGATGTATTCCTCGGCAAATTGGAGCATCTTATCGGGCGCTTTTTGCTTCTCCGAAGTTTTTTCGGTTTTGCGTTTTGGCTTCTCGGTTGTCTTTTTCGGCGGTCGCCCGCGTTTCTTTGCTTCTGCCATGTCGTTATATTACACTATCATGCCTTGATTGACAAGTTTATTTTTTCCGCTCGCTTTCTCTAAAATGTCAACTTGCACGAGAACGGCCTGTAAACGCGTTTTCTTTTACACTTTGACAACTTTTACGACTTACACCTTGCGCAACGATTCTAGGTGCCTTCTCGTTCGTTTGGAAGCGTTTTGCGCGTCTATCTGTCAACCGTTTTTATATTTATGCTTGACCAATCAAACCGGGCAACTTTTCCGGCCTTCCAGTCATTCCACCATGCGCGGTACTCGTCCGGGGTACCGTCACGGATACCGCCGTCGTATTTGCAGGAATGGCAAACCCCTGACGATGTGTTTATAACGCCACAAACGGGGCAAGTCTTTTCGATCTGCGGATCTGCCAGCGTGTCGAGCTTTAGCGCCTTGATTGCATCGACAACGGCCTTTAAGTCGGGCTTCCAGCTTGCAGGCTGTGAAATAACAAGTTGCCGGAAAAGCCCGTCTAAGTCTGTAGGCTTAATATAGCGCAATTCATCGACGACTAACTGCGCTACGGTTTTGTTTTTTAGACCGTCAAAATACTCATCAAGTGCTTGCATAAACTCACTTATCGTTTTCACTCTGAAAATCCTCCGCCCGGTATCTATAGCCCTCGCTCTTTCCGGCTGTCACAAGCTCCGGTTGCTTCGCTTCGCGCGGTTTCTCAAAATATTTTTCTGCCGATTTTATGAAATTAGGCAAGCTCTTGAAAGCATACCGCGTGTCAAATCCATATCGCGCGGGATCGTCAATCACCGCGTTATAGTTTTCGATGGCCTCGCAGAGCTTATCCGTGCCATAGACAAGCATACGAAGGATTACCTCCCGTTCCTCATCGAAGAGGTTTAGGAATAAGCGTTGAAAAGGCGGAAGCCCGGGCTTGCTATTCCAGTATAGCCTGATTTCCTCGAAAGCGTGTGCTGGCTGATTTGGGTTGTATACCGTCCTCTTGTCCGGTTTCTCGGTTTCCGGTTCCACTAATAATATATTCTTAATAAAAGATGAAGATGAAGATGAAGAGCTTTCGTCTAGGTTATCTCTAGGTTTACCTAGAGAAAAGCTATAGGTTTTTTCTAGGTTATTTTTAGACGGTCTACCGCCTTTTTTACCGTTTTCTGACGACGCAATGCGTCTTTTTTCTGCATTTTCCATTTCTTCGTCTGCTCTCTTGTTTTTATAGTTACCGTTTTCATGCGTAAAGTAATAACCTAGAATAAAGCTACAGGTTTTCTCATCGGCCTTACATACGCGCGAAAGGCGTTCTATATCATCGCCTATTTCGCCTTTTTTTAGCCAATAGTGCATGAGTAAAAGTAAATATGCGCCATGCTCTGCCGCCGATAATTCGGTCGTATCGCCAAGATAATCGCCTATATAAACCGGCATCCATACGTCAATCTTTGCCATTTTATTTTAGTATCTCCCGTGCAATTGCCACCAGTTGCGGTAAATAGCCCTCCGCCTCTGCATAGTCTAGCGTGTCCATGCCGCGATTCTTGGCCCGTTCGCGCAAGTTTATGCCAAGTCGATAATATGCGTTTTTATATATCTGATTCCACGGCTCGCTATAACTGCCTATTGATCTTCCCGCCTGATTAGCGAGGAGATTTAGCTCCTTTCGCGGAGATATTGGAGGCAATACTGGCTTTACTTCCGCAGTTTGGCCTATTTCGTTTCTTCCTTGCGAAACAGACTGTATCAATGGGATTAACTGCTTTATTGTTTCGGCAACAATAGGGGCAACCATTGTCATTAAGTCGGTGCGTGTAATAACTTCCAGATTTTCTGTAGGTTGTACAAATCCCTTTTTTCGTAATTCTGCCATTATAGGAATAGCTTCTTGCTGATTAAAAAACGTTTTTTTCCCTTTCATAAACTTATCAGGATACAGTTCCTTAGCTTTAGCTCGTACCGTTTCGGGAGAAACCCCCGCAACTTCTGCCATTTCTCGTAATGTCATGCTTTTACCTCGTTAAATAAAAAAGGCCGGACTTGCGCTCTCACACGCGAATCCGGCCAAAAGTTGCAAAAATTGCGCATGAAAGGTGAGAGACTTTCATGCGCAATCTCATTTCGTTATCCTACCATGACACCGCAGTTTTTTCAACTGTTTTTTCAGTGTATGATATTTTATACAGGTCAAAACGGTATATCATCGGGAAAAACTCCCTGTGTCGTCTCCTGTTCTGCCTGCCGCTGTGTAAAACTGCTTTCAGGCGAGCGAGAAGGCCCTTTCCCTGTGTTCTGTGTGCTTTCTTGTGCGTTTACACCGCCCCCAAGCAACTGGACGCTGTTTGCAAGGATTTCAACCTTGCTATGGTTCTGCCCGTCCTGTGTCCATCGCCGCTGCTCTAGCTCACCGTCAATGGCTACCTGTTTGCCTTTCGTCAAATACTGAGCGAGGTTTTCTGCCGACTTCCCGAGCATGGCAACGTCAAAAAAGCTCGCCTCGTCTTTCCAGTTGTCGCCGTCTTTCCGACGCCTGTTTACCGCTAGCGCAAACTTGCACACGGCAACGCCGCCAGCCGTATATTTCAATTCCGCGTCGCGTGTCAGTCTGCCAATCAAAATAACACGGTTTAAGTCCTGACTCACTATTTCCCCCTTGCCGCGTTGTCCGCGATCATTAGCGCGTAGTTTATAACGTCTTTACACTCACCAGATACATTTCCATGATGAGGATATAGTACCGCATGGCGCAATTCAAACGCCTCGACTAGAAGAAGCTCTACAAGCTCCGTGTTTTGGAGCGCGTACCATTTCGGCTTTACGGCGTTTTTTGGCGCGTTCATCTTGTCGATAGCCGCGTCTAGTATCATGTGAAACCGTATGCGCTCATCCGCGTCTATGCGTGGCGCATCGGGTACGCACGACGCGTGTCTAGCGGCCATTTGTAGTAATGTTTCCGCCATCACTCTAAACCCGCCTCTATATCGGCGATAATCGTGTCAATCTTTTCGCGCGCTTCACGGCCTATTTCGATGGCGTTCAAAAGATCTTGCGCAAGCTCTTTTCGCGTCGGGAA